GGGACCATGACCCGCTGCTCAGAGGACCTGGCGACACAGATCGCCAAGTGGCTCAAGCGCGACGTGGACGAACTCTTCACCCGCCACGAGGACACACGCGTGCCTCGGATGACAAACGCGGCAGGCTCCAAACGGCAGCCAGTCGCAGCAGCCGCCTAACCACATAAGGAAGCACAGCCCATGGTCTCAGCCACTCAAACCCCCACCACCGCACCCGCGGCCACGCAAAAGCTCCGCGACCTCATAGAGGACAGCAGCGCCGGCATGGCCACCGCGGACGAACTCCACAACGCACTACTCGAGCTGGAAACCACCATGGGCTGGACCCTTACCACACCAACAGAAACGGAAGACGAATGAGCACCACGATCTACTTGGACGTTGACGGTGTCATCAACGCGGTGACCACGCACGTCCCCACAACGACCGGCTGGGGCGAGTATGCCCGCCGGAAGGTCAACAGTTTCCCCATCATGTTCGCCCCGGCCCTCGTCGAAGCGCTCAACGAGCTGGCCGCCCGCGATGACGTCACCATCAAGTGGCTGACGACTTGGGAACACGATGCTGCCAACGATCTCAGCCCGGCCCTCGGCCTCAACGGCAAGGACTGGGCAGTCCTCACCGGCGACCAGGACGCCTGGCACGGCGAAGGCTGGTGGAAGCTCGAGGCGATCCGCGCCGACGTGGATGCGACCATGCCGGACAAGTTTTTCTGGATCGACGATGACCTGGGCGCCGAACTTCCGGCCCTGGCATGGGTGGAAACCCGGCCCGAAGGCGTCGGCATCACGCCGAACATGCGGCAAGGCTTGACCACCGAACACCTCGCATGGATACGCGAAGCACTAGACCCGGCGGAGGTGGCAGCATGACTGCAGCAGTTCTTGAGCCGGAGGTTCCGTGGAAGGACCGGGCTCTCTGTGAGATCGAGGACTTGGCGAAGTCGGGGATGACGTTCACTGCGGACACGCTCCGGGCCCGTGGCATCCCGGAGCCTCCCAAGCATCCGAACCAGTGGGGCGGCCTGTTTACGACGGCCAAGCACCGCGGCTGGATTACCAAGGCGGACTTCTCCACCAGCCCCAGGAAGTCCAGGCACGGCGGCTTCCTCCACGCATGGAGGGGTGTGCCTCGTGCCGGCGCCTAAGACCCTCCCGAAAGACGGGGTACTCCCCCGGCTCGCGTACACGGTGCCCGAAGTGGCGCTCATGCTCGCCGAGCCGCAGCAGACCGTGAAGAAGCATTGCCAGACTCAAGCCCTTCGGGGTGCGTACAAGACGGGTGGGAAGACCAGCCCGTGGCGGATCCCGCCGAAAGCCATCGACTACTACCAGGCGACAAGGAGTACCCAGTGAAGAAGGACAAGGCGTTGGAAGCCCTGGCCGAGGCGCATGCTGAGGCGATCAAGGCTGAGACTGCTGCTGCGGCAGCGCAGGACCGAAAGCGGGAAGCGGTGCGTGCCGCGTTCCATGCCGGCGCCCGGGGCCCAGAGGTTGCCGAGGTGCTGGGCTCTTCGGTGCAGTGGGCGTATCAGATGAGGGACAGGCAGCCTCTTCGAGTTGCTTAGAAAACAAGTTGCACTTGTTTCTGTCGCTAGTTGCAGATACATTGGAGACATCAACAAAAAGAGGCCCACGGGCTGCAACCCGCGGACCTCAAGCTCACCGAAACCACGAAAAGGAATCCTTCGATGAACAGCTACTACTTTACCAAAGACCAAGCAGCCAAGGTCGCACGCAACATGATCGTCGGCTATCACGAGAACGTCGCCAACGAGGACCAGGACGCTGAACGCCTCGCCTGCCGCCTCACCGGAGCACTCGAAATCTTCGTTCTTCCGTCTGATGTTGAAAACGCTTTGAACTGGCTTGATGAGCTATCCGCGCTGGAACGCGGCATGCACGAGGACCTGGAGCGGAACGCCTCCGGCACCATCGACAACGGCCCCGATCTCGCCGAATACCTTGAGGGCCAGCTCATGGTCGCCATCGACGACTGCATCAGCGGCTTCCGCACCCACTGGGCTCTGGCAGCATGAGCCGCCGCCAGCCCCTCCGCCTCACAGCCCGCGGGGAACTCGTGTTCGGTTCCCTCGCCGGAGTCGCGGCCCTGTTCTCCATGGTCGTCGGCTTCGCCGTCCTCGGCGACTTCCTCGGGATCTAACCATGAGCTGCTACTGCCGGGGCGCCGGCCACTGCGACGACTGCGGCGGCCACACCTGCACCGGGGGCTGCACATGCAACCACGACGGCGCACCCCAGACACAAGAACTCGTAACCGCCGGCTGGGCACCAACCACCAGCCACCACGAACAGGAGCGGACCCCATGAGCATCGCGTTCACAGACCCATCAGTGCCAGAGGTAGCACCGGGGTCGGCCGAGTGGATGACCTACATGACGGCGAGCAAGGTCAGCGCCATCATGAAGCACTCCACCTACGACTCCTACCTATCCCTCTGGCTCAAGATGGCCGGCCAAATCCCCCGCGAGCAGGACACGGACATCACCCGCCGCGGCCACTACCTCGAACCAGCAGTCCGGGCGTGGTTCCGCGACCAGCACCCCGACTGGCAGGTCACGCAAACCGGCATGTGGATCCACAAGGAGATCCCATGGGCGGCATCAACCCCCGACGGGATCGTGCACACCCCCGAAGGAACCGAGCTGTTCGAGGCCAAGTCCTCGACCATCGACACCGAATGGGGAGAGCCGGGCACAGACCAGGTCCCACCCGGCTACTACGACCAGGCGCAGTGGCAGATGTTCACCACCGGGCTGCGACGGGTGCACCTCGCGGTCATCAAGTCCTATCTGGAGTTCGCTGAATACGTCATCGAGTACGACCCCCGGCACGTAGCAATCATGCTGGCGAAAGTCACCGAGTTCATGGACTCCCTTGAACAGGGCCGCCGTCCCAGCCTTGACCCCCTCGATGGCCACGCAGCCACCTACGAAGCGGTCAAGCAGCTCAACCCGGACATCGAAGACGAAGAGTTCGAAGTGAGCGACGAAGACGCCATCCGATTCCTGAAAGCCAACACCGAACGCAAGGCCGCCGAGCTCATCGAGCAGGGAGCCAAGTCCTACATCGCAGATCAGGCAGGATCCGCCCGCTCCATCACGTGGAACGGCAAGAAGCTATTCACCCGCCAATCACGAGGCGGCGGCACCCCGTACCTAGTGGCTGCCAAGAACCTCCCAACCATCCCAGAAGAAAGCGAAACAGCAGCATGAACCAGCAACTCAACGCCATCGAAGTCGCCCGCCAGAACATCGGCGCCTACAAGGGAGAACTCCTGGCAGCCCTCCCCTCCCACCTACAGGACAAGGGCGTCGGCTGGTTGACCTCCGCGCTCTCGGCCCTCCGAAAAAACGACGAAGTTCTCAAGTGCGCGAACCAAGATCCAGGGTCCCTGATCGTCGCACTCTCGCAGGCCGCTCAGCTCGGCCTGATGCCCGGGACGGACGAGTACTACATCACCCCCAAGGGCGGCAAGATCCTCGGCGTCGTCGGATACCAGGGCGAAGTGGAGCTCATGTACCGGGCCGGCGCCGTCTCGTCGGTGATCGTGGAGAACGTCTACGAGAAGGACAAGTTCGAATGGAACCCGGGCACCATGACGAAACCCGTGCACGAGGTTGATTGGTTCGGTGGGGACCGGGGCAAGATCATCGGCTCATACGCCTACGCGATCATGAAGGACGGCGCAGTCTCCAAGGTCGTGATCGTCAACAAGGAACGCATAGAGCGGGCTAAGAAGGCCTCCGCAACCGCCGGGAAGTCGTTCTCCCCCTGGACCTCTGATGAGGCGGCCATGGTCCTCAAGACCGCCGCCCACGACCTGGCGAAGTGGGTGCCGACGTCCGCAGAGTACATCCGCGAGCAGGTCCGCGCCGTCCGAGACGTGGCCAATGAGCCTCCCAGACAGCCCGTTGCCCAGGAACCTAAGCAGGAACCCGTCACCTCTCCCCGGCAGCACCACCCAGAGCCCGCCCCAGCGGCGGACACCCTCACTGGAGAGCTCATCGACGAAGGCGAACAGACCGACGCTGACGCTGCATGGTTCGCCCAGGCAGGTGCCAAGTAATGGCGGGCGAGACGACCATTACGGTCATCGGAAATCTTGTCGCAGATCCTGAACTGAGATTCACTCCGAGCGGTAGCGCGGTGGCGAATTTCACGATCGCTTCCACCCCGCGGACCTTCGACAGGAACAGCAACGAGTGGAAGGACGGGGAAACCCTGTTCCTCCGCGCAGCGGTCTGGAAGGAAGCCGCGGAGAACGTGGCCGAGTCCCTGACCAAGGGTATGCGCGTCATCGTGACCGGCCGCCTGAAGTCCCGCTCCTATGAGACCAAGGAAGGCGAGAAGCGCACCGTCATCGAGCTGGAAGTCGACGAAATCGGCCCCTCCCTGAAGTCCGCCACCGCACAGGTCAACCGCGCCCAGCGCAACGGCCAAGGTGGCGGCCAAGTAGCCCCGGCAGCAGCATCTTCCGGCTCGTGGGGTGGCGGCAACGCCAGCAGCGGGTGGGGCGCCGCCCCGGACGGTGAGCCTCCGTTCTGATGGCCGCCACCATCCTTGCCAGGGCAACCCCTTACCGGCCCTCACTCAGAGCCAACGAGCGCGTCTGCACGCGCTGCGGCATCGTCTTCCGCACACACGCCGCCCGGCCACTCACCGAGTGCCGCGACTGCCGATAACCACCAACGCGGGCGCCTGATGTGGTCAGGCGCCCGCCACCATCCCCAAAGGAGAAGCATGACCATCACCGACATCCAGCCCCGCATCGAAGCCCGCGACGGCGTAGCAGTCACCGTTTACACGAAGTCCGAGTGCTGGGGCTGCGGCAAGACGAAAGAACTCCTGCAGAAGGCAGGCGTCGAGTACACCGAAGTGGACATGGAGAAGGACCTGGCCGCGTACCGGTATGTCACCGAGACCCTTGGCTACAAGCAGGCACCAACCGTTGTGGTCTCCGCTCCCGAGGGTGAACACCACTGGTCCGGACTGCAGCCGCACAACATCCGGAAGCGCATCACCCACCGCGACGAGGCCACGCTGGAGGCTGCCTCGTGAAGACCATCGCCCTCAAGCCACCGAAACCCTCACTCGACATCCCACGCAAGGCTGCCACGGTCCCGACATGCAGCTCCTGCGAAGGACCACTCAACGGGACAGGCGAATGCCGCGGGTGCACGAAGTGAAGAAGCTCAAACGGCCACCATCAGCCGAGCTCCTAAACCAGGCGGCAGACCTCTTCAACGACGGCGCCTCACAGACCGAAGTGTGCCGCACCACCGGCATCGCCCGCGAAACGCTCCGGAAGTACTTCCCCGGCCGCGGCTGGACTTACCGCGAAGGCGGCGAACTCCGCCAAGCCATGAAAAACACACCACTCGAGAAAGGAATAGCAGCATGAGCCTGTCGTCTTTAGAAGAGGCTGGTAGCCCCATCTGCGTGGATGTAGAACGGTCCTTTGTCGGTGTTCCGCCAGAGCACGGCCACGCCGTGCTCAACGAGAAGTTCCAGGAGATCGTCGCTTGGCTTCGCCGGCAGCAACAACCGGCAGGGTTTGCCGTCGACATACCTGCGGTAGTCCAGAAGCTGCCCCAGGCCGGTGCGGACACTGTTCCTGGTCGCGTCCGCCTTAGCCTCGTACAGGACTCCGTTGGTGGCGTCATGGATGTCGGTGAAGAGCGGACTTGTGCTGCCCTTCGGGAAGATCTTGAACCTGTTGACCTTGGAGCCTCTGGCCGTCAGTACGGCCTGGAATGCACTAACCAGTTCCTGCTCACGCTTTTGCGCGAGAACGGGCTCTCCCGGAGTCTGGGTGAAACTCGTCGTTTTGTGGTCCTCAAGCGGCACCTCGGTGGTGGAGCTATCCGCACTGGGCTTCGCGTTCTTTGGGCTCAGGTCCTGGTCGCGTCGCAGGACCTCCCCGACAGGCCGAAGGTGGAAGACGAAAACGGTCCGCATGAAGCCGTCTGTGCCCAAGCCATCCTCAATGGAGTACGGAATGTCGTCGTCGAGACCGAACTCCCCCAGATACACGCGTTTCAGGGCGCCGCTTCCCGGCATCTTGCCATCTACGCCGAAAAGCCTAAGCGTCTTACCGAGAAGCTTGTGATCCCGTGTCTGGAGATTCCCCCTGTGCCAACGCTGGTCACCAGTACGGTCCATGCCCGTGTAGGAAAATATGCTTCCATCGGCCGACCAGCCGTCGAATTCGTAGCCGTTCTCCACCCCAACCTTGGGATCCGTGAACAAAAGAAGATTGGGCGAGTCGGCCGGCGTTTCAATCCCCCCACCGGTAGAACCCCCGTACAGGCTTTTGATCTGCTCCCGGCTGCCCGTCCATCCAATGGGCGTAGACCATTCCAGCTTCATACCGCGCCTCTACGCGTCAGACGGACCAGGCCGCACGGCAGTAACGCCGGGCGCAGCGGATGGACGGTCCTTGCGGGCAACCCGCATAAGCACAACACCGACAACTATTGCGACGACAACCGCCGCGAAGAGGCCGACATAGCCAAGCGTGAAGTCTCCGAAGACTGCGCGGCCCGCCAGAATCACCGCCATCGTTGTAACAGCAATCCCGCCCCA